TCAATGGGCGCCCTCATCGCCACGGCGCTCCGCCAGCAAAGTGCGCACCGGATCGGGAACCGTGCTCCAATCGCTCCCCTTCACCTTGCGAAGCTTGCCAACGACTTCGAGAAGCGGCGCGTCGTCCAGAACCTCGAAATCGCTGATCCTGAAACTTCGGAGCTCCCAGACGCCGGCTTCAGTTCGGAACCAAGTACCGGTGCCATGGACTCGCAGCGTCGGCCCATAGAGATGCGGCGCGATCCTGCGCGCGATCTCCGGGGTGCATATGAGGCCCGTATGGATGATGGCGCCATCGCGAAGATGCACCGGGACGGTCTCGTCCTTCCCACCGACCCGGATCAGCTGCCCGTCAATTGTGCCATCCTCTCGGAACGGCCCATAAACAAGCGGCTCCGGGCGGTTGCGACCCGGGAAGGGAATGACTACGCCTCCGGCTTCGTCGCTCAGCGTGCCTGTTGCGTTGTCCTTGCGGAGCATTTCGTCCAGATCGCCGTATGCCTTCCGCGCGTCGCTCGGGCCGCCACCGTCACGGACTGCAAGCACCCGGTCCCAGACTTTGGGCTGAGCGGGTGGGTCAACGCTGGCCACAAGCACCGCCGAACCGGCTTCAATGCCTCGGAAATGAACATTCGCCTGTTCGCCCAACAACTTAGCGAGCGCAACGACGTAATCCCCAAGCCGCTCCATCGGGAGCGTTTCGGGGGTGAAGCTGTCCGCAATGGTGAACCGGTATTCCATGGCTGCCTCGACGCTCGAAGATATCTACCTCAAACGTCCTTGACGAGTAGTTGTTTTGGCTCACGCCGCGACGGTCGCCACCCCGTCGAGCCGCACGCGCACGATGATCGCGCCGTTGCCGGCGGCCTCGATGGCAATGCCGATCGGAAAGCGGCCGGGGCCGGGCAGGTTGACCTGCTTCGTGGTGTCGTCCCACGACACCTTGTCGCCGGCGGCGATGATGGCGCTCGCGAGCTTCGGCAGATCGAACACGCCTTCGGTCGCGATCGTGACCGTCTCGCCCGCCGCGGCGGTCTTGCTGGCAACGCCGAACAACGCGCCGATCACGACGCCATCACCCGAGGCGACACCGCCGGCCGGCGCGGCAACGGTGATCATGCGGCCTTCCTGAATGTAGTTCTTCATGGGTCACGTTCCTTTCGATGAGCTGATGCGAACCTGGGCAACGCGCGGCGCGGAGGCCGCGGCGATGCGCCGGTCGAGGTCGGCAAGCGCCGCGGCCATCTCGGCGTCGGTGGCGTAGGTGACGCGCTTGCCGTCGTATTCGACCGTCCGCACGCCGGCGTAACGCGCTTTCAGCAGCGCATCGCGCCATGTCTCAAGCTGGTTGAGATCGGTCATCAAGCCCCCGCGTTCTGGTACCATCCGCGCCAGTCGATGAAGCCGGCGCCGAAGTCGAGGATCACGCGGATTTCGACGCCATCGACATCCCAGCCGGCCTTGGTCTCGACCTGCGGCCCTTCGCCCCCGGCGAGATAGGCGTATTCGAGCCCGTCGATCTCGGCGGGATCGGCCGACACGTACCAACGCGTTGCGCTCGACAGCCGCGGCTCGACGACCAGTGTCAGCGACCCCGAGAACGGGTTCACGTCGGCGGCCTTCGCCGCCGCGATGGTAGCAAGCCATTTCTCGGCCGTGGTCTCCTGCGCGGGTGGTACCAGCAGGTACTTGGGCGTTGCGCTGATCGGCTGGCCGGACAAGCCGGTCTGGCTGCGCATGGCAAGGCGCGCGGCCGACAGCGTGGCGTCGGAGATCGCGGCGCCCGAGCCCGCCTTGTTGCCATGGTCGGCATGGAACAGCGTCTTGTTGTCGGAGAGCTTCGGCCCGTTGCCGCTGTTGGCTTCGAGCAGATCGACAAGGATGCGGGCCTCCGTCTCGGCTGCGCCCTGGCCCATGCGGCGGGCAAGGTCGGAGAACGCGCCGAGGTCGTCGTTGACCAGCACCTGCCGAGTGATGCCGATCTTGCGCGCCCAGGTCTCGACCCTGTAGGCCTCGCGCGCCTCGGCCATCGTGCCGGCCTTGATCTCGCCGTGCTCGTTGAGCTTTTCGAGCAGCGGCGCTTCGCCCAGCATGATCTTGTTGATCGCGCGGAAGTCGCGCGCCGTGGTCTGGCGGCCGAGGCGGCGCACGCCGGCCGGTGCCGCCTGATAGGCATCACGCAGCACGCGGCCGACGGTGTCGCCAAGGATGATTGGGAAGTCCGAGGTCGTGTGGAGCGCCCGCGTGATCAGCGTCGCCGGCGAGAGGCCAAGCGTGCTCTCGCCGCGCAGCGTCAGCAACTCCTTCGCCATATCGACGGGCGTGGCATAGGCATAGCGGCGGGCAGGCTCGGACAGTTCGTGGCGCGGATTGATTCGGGCGTAGAGGGCTTCGCCCATCTGCCGGGCGCGCAATGATGGCTCGTCCTGGCTCTCGCCCATCTCGACGCGCACCTGTTCGGTCCAGATGGCAGGAGAGGAACGACGGGCCAGCGCTTCGAAGGCGGCGCGTCGCGCGCCGTCGGCATCGGCGTTGCCGTCGATCTGTCCATCCACCCACGCCTGGTCGAGCCCGGCTATGCGGGCGATGGAGCGAATCTCGGAATTGACGGCGGCGCGCGTCTGCGTCGTCGCCTCGGGCGGCGTGTCGGCCGCCGGGCTCGTGGTCTCGGGCATGTCGGTCTCCATTCGGATCTTTGCGCCGGGGTCGGCGGCGGTCGGCACCAGGGAAATCTCATGCGGTGTCCAGCGCGCGGCGGTGAGCACGCGCGCGCCGTTCTCGGAGCTCTCGGCCCATTCCTCGACCGAGTAGCCGACCGAGACATGGCGCAGGATGCCGGCCAGCACGTCCTGCCAGATCGGCTCGACCTCGGGCCGGGCCGAGAACTGGACCAGGGCCGTGCCGCGCCTGCCGTCGACGGCGGCCTCGCGCACCGAGCCAAGCACATCGCGGACTGCCGACTGTCGGTGGGCGTCGAGCACGGAGGCGCCCTCGAGGCGCGACAGGTCCACGGCCTCGGGATCGAGACTCAGCCGCTCGATGTATTCGCCCGCCATGTCGCGGCGACGGACCGGTGCGCCCGTCGACCAGATGACCTCGACGGTGCGGGCTTGAGCGTCGGCGGTGGCGGGTGCGAGATCGGCGCGGCGAGTCAGGAGCGGAAGCGTCTCAGGCATTGGCCGCCTCCGTCGGGATGCGCTTCGCGCGGGAGAAGTCGAGCCCGAGCGCCGTGGCACGGCTCTGGTCGGCGGCGATCTCGGCGTCCACCTGCTCGGCGTCGTAGCCGCGCTCGGAGATCGCCTGGGACCGGCTCTTCAGCCCTGCGCCGATCGCCATGATCTCGGCCTGCACGTCTTTCATCGGATCGACATAGTCGAACTTCGGCGGCAGCCATTCACAGCCGAGGTATGCCGCCGGATCCCGGTCGAAGTTGCGCGCCGGTAGGTCACCCGACAGCACGGCCAGCCGCAGGAACCGCTCCCAGACCGGGCGGCAGAACAGGTGGACGACGACGTTGTGCTGCAGCTGCTCGACGCGGCGGCGGAACTCGATCAGCCCGGCGCGGATCGAGGAATAGGTGACGCCTTCGAGATCACCCGAGACGAGCTCGTAGGGCAGGCCCAGCCCGGCGGCCACAGCGCGCAGATGGTTCTTCACGAAGGGCGCATAGGCATCGTGCTCGGTCGGGTTGGAGAAGCGGATGTCGGCGCCAGGCGGCAGCGGGATCAGACTGCCGGGCTCCATGCCGACCTGTAGCACGCCGGCATTGCCCGTGCCCGACAGCCCGCCAACGGTGCCGTCGGGATCGGTGATGAAGCCGGTGAAGAGCGCCGCGACCTTGGCCTTGACCAGCGCGGCATCCTCGAACTGGTCGAGCTCGTGCAGCCGCAGCAGCACCGGCGCGAGCCAGGTGATGCCGCGCAGTTGGCCCGCGGCGAGCGGCTTGAACAGGTGGAGAAGATCGGCGGCGGGGACACGCACCGGCTCGAAGCGCAGGGGCGCCAGCGGGTCGCCCAGGCGGGAGGCGTGGACATGGTAGGCGACGCGCTGGCCGGCAGAGTCGAACTCGATGCCGGCGCGGATGCGCGCCCCGCCGCCGATATCGCGATGCAGGTCCAGAGGCACCTGCTCGCGATCCAGGAGATCGAGCCTGAGCGGGACGATGCCGCTCGGCGTATCGCGAGCGACCTTGAGCCGCGCGAAGGCCTCGCCGCTCTCGATCATCGCCCGCACGGCCATGGCCTGGAGGCCGTAAAGGTCGCCGAGCCCGCCGGCGTCGGCATGATCGGTCCAGCGCAGCCACAGCGCTTGCAGCGCCTCGCGCACGGCGCGGTCGGGATGCGCCGACTGCGGCTTGATCCCGGCGCCGACCACGTTGCCGACCAGGCTGTCCACCGCCGCCGCGACCCAGGGATTGTTGCGGGCGTACCATCCGGCCCGGCGCGCGGCCGTAGTGGCGCCCGCCAGGATCGCGGCGTTCAGGCCATCGACCGTCTTGGCGCTCTCCCAGCGCCGGCCACCGCCCGCCGCGTCAAAGGCGCGCGTCCTGCCGATCCCGAGAAGCCGTTGGACGAAGTTCCGCATGCCGCCGATTCTCGCGCGGCGGCAAGCCTCAAGCTATTGGGAACGTTTGGGAAAATCCGGCAGAGATCACGAGCCGATGGCAGAGGAAAGCCGGAAACCGATAACGCGTCGTGCCGGTTCCGTATGGCGGGTTTCCATTGGAGCGATCACGCAGTGCGGGATACACTGGTCGCCGACTTGCCGCGGGCCTTCTGCGGGTCGCCACTCCGCTCCACATAACCCGACTTGGGATAATCCCAAGTTAGGTTTTAGGCTGCCCCGATTGGATTCGGGGGGGGGGGGGTGCCGTTGAAGTCCTTACACTCCGACGAGTATGAAGCGTTTCTACAAGTTCTGATCGCTGCACGAAAAGACGCAGGCATCACACAACAGGACTTGGCCAAGGCTCTCGGAAAGCCGCAGTCCTTTGTTTCTAAGTATGAGCGCCGGGAACGTCGTCTCGACGTAGTGGAGTTCGTCGCCGTTGCTCGTGCGATTGGCTTGGAGCCGGGCAAGACGATTCGGGAGATTGAAGCTCGTATCGCATCGCGTTCGAAACAGGGAACTCCGCGATGAACTGTCGCGAAGTTCTTGAGGCTGCATCGGCGCATCTGACAAGCCTATCGGGCCACGTCTTTGATCTGCTCACCGTGTCAAAACCAATCTCGCCGAGCGCAGCAGTCAATCTCGCCAAGGTCGTCTCGAAGCTATCACCACTCCTGGGGAACTTGATTGAGTTCAACACGGTCGAATTTCTGAATGATCAACCTGAGTTTGGACCGCTAGGAACATGGAAGCGCCAAGACCCAGGTTTCCCCGATACGATCTTCGAGGGTTCGGTCAATCCGGCACCCGGATTCGAAATCAAAGCATGGTTTCCCCTGGCTACCGAAATCACAGCGCGGTTTAAGGACAGTCAGAACCACTTTACGGATGATCAGACCTATGTGTGCATGTTGGCTTGGCTGCCGGAACAACTGATCTTCGGCAAACCTCGAATCATAGACGTATGCATCGTTTCCGGCCTCTCGGTCGCCCAGGCCCGGGACGATCACTATCACAACCCACCCGATTACCTTGTATTGGAGCCGGAGGATACGAAGGCTCGAACAAGGAATCTCCAACAGACAAATACTAATGGATACAAATGGCAGGGTACGGCCCGACAGTTCCAAGAGGCACAGCGGCTTGTCCAAAGTTGGGGGCCAGGCGGAACACGCTACAAGCCGACGGCGGAGTATCAGGGACTATTGCGCCAACTAATTGCGCAATACCCATATCGGCTCGATACGAACTTTGCGAAGATGGACCGTATTGTCCATCAAGGCATCGAAGATTTTAAGCGGCGTGTTTTGACCACAGAGATTCACGGCCTCACCATCGGTGATTGGAGCAGGCTTCTGTATCGAGGATCGGACGAAGATATTCGGAGAGTATTGGAGGACCGTTTCGATATTAAAGAAGCGGATACTGACGAGATTCTTCGGTAAGACGATGAATCGCATAGTGGAAGTATGTCGGATCAATCTCGGCACCATACGAATATCGGCCAAGACGACGTGCCGCAACGCAAGCTGAAAAAAGCCCGCCGAAAGGCTCCCAGACAACATCCCCCTCATCCGACGATGCCTTGATTATCATCGTCATAAGGTCCAGCGGTTTCTGGTTTAAATGGATGGCCCTCCCCGAGTCACCATTCAACTTGAAGCGCTCCTCGCTCCGTAACGCCGGACGGTCCCAGACATTTGTGTATCCGTGCGGGCAACGGAACTTAGAACGCATGGCAGCCCATTCTTCCACAGTGCCCGGCCGTTTCCCATCGATCGAGAAGTAGGGTCTGCCGCTCGGATCACCGTGCGCGTTCGCATATTCCTGTAGGCGGACAAACATTTCCGGTGGCGGAAAGTACCAGAGATGCCCTTGATCAAGATATTTCCTGACCGCCGCGTCTGCTACTCCACAAGCTTCATTGGCCTTTCTCAAGGGCAGCCCGGTGCGTTTCCACTCTCGCAGAAGCCATTCCTTCAACACTAGCCCGTCAATTCGAGCCTCGAAGACATATTGAACGCAGACCTCGGATACCACCGGGAAGCGGCGTATACGCTGGGTGTTGACGTTCCCGGCAATATGACCCTTTCCCTTGTTCCAGATGTTCGCGTTCATGTAGCGCCAGCCGTGCTTTTCCAACACGGGATGGACCGCTGCCCAGCCTATCTCTGAGTTCCAGAACCAAAGGGTTGTCGTCGGTGTCGCCTTGCGCGACCAAGCCGCGACATGCGGCTCGTACCAATCCGGCAGATCTAGATGATCCGAAGTATCTCCCTCGAAACCTAGTACACCGTAGCCGCCATCTGAAACAATTACAGTCGGTTCAGGCCAATTTTCACATAGCTCCGCGCTGTCTCCAAGAAAGACCGATACGAAGTCATCTTTATATTCGGAGGGAACGTCAGACATTACCGTTTTAACGGCGCGACCACGGCCTACGGTGCTTGTAGGTTTGTGCTTCTTGCCGACTCGATTCTCGGAAAGTGATTTCAACTCGATTTCCTTCCCCGTGTTGGGTCGCGCCAGTATAACCCAAAATGGGTTATTGCCAAGAGGTAATGCACACGCCTTGAAACCTACTGCGTACCGTAGTTCGGTCCGATTCGGAGCGTGAACGGAGAATGCCGGAATCACACAGGGGCCAACTCCGCCGATGGACACGCTGGAAGCAGTTCCCGTTGTGCGAAACCTGGAGGGAAGAAAAACACGCGCGTCAATCACCTCGCCGGGCCACCGACGCCTTTCGCGCTACCCGGTGCACTGCTCGACCGCTTCAGGCTTTGTCCTACTCCGCTAGCCCCTTTGCGGATTGAACGACGAGAATTGGCTAATTTGGCTAGAATCTCAAGCGTTGCGTTGAAGCCACGCCGACCGGATGACCGGGGCGCTGGCGGGCTTCGTTACCGGCGTCTCGCCCTTGCGCCCCGCCGCTAAGGCGGCCTCCGCCTCCTCATTCAGCCTCAGCGCCATGCTGATCAGCCCGTGCAGGGCGGCGTGGGCGTAGACGAACGTGTCCAGCGCCTCGTTGCGCTCGCCGTCGCGCTTGGGCTGCCAGGAGCGAATCGGGCGTCCGCGCTCGAAGCGGGTGACGACGCGCTCGGCGGTGAGCTGCCGGAAATACTCCGCGTCGAGCCGGCGCGGGAAGTGGATGGCGCCGGGGCCGGGCTCGGTGAGCTTGAGGCGGGCATAGACAGCATCCTTCACCGCGTCGACGCCGACAACGAACAGCGGGATCTTGCCCTTGTTGGTGCGGGTCGGCCGGCGCGGCCAGACGGGCACGCCGGGGCCGCCACGGCCCTTGATCGCCCAGACGCGGCGGGCGAGACGGGTGCGGCAGAACTCGTAGGCCATCTTGGTGTGGTGGCCGCCGGTGTCGACGCAGACGGCGCGGACCGGCAGATCGGGCACGGCGTGCGGATGGACGAAGGTCGTGCGCAGATAGTGGTCGAGATCGGACCACAGACGCGGGCCCGAGGGATCGCCCCAAAGCACGCGGTAGTCGATGACCCAGGCCTCCTCGTCGCGGCCCCAGCCGACCACCTGGACCTCGATGCGGTCGCCCTGCACATCGACGCCGGCGGTGAGCACGGCGACACCGGCAGGCAGGTCCTCGCCCCAGTCCTCGCGCCGCGCCATGAGCGGATCGGCGGGCACGGTGTCGCCGGCCTGGTCCTCCCAGGATTCGCCGAGCCTGGTGTTGACCCAGACCTGCAGGCGCGGCGGGTCCTTCATGACCCTGCCGTGCTCGATGGCGATCTCGGCCCAGGTCTCCCAAGGGGAATAGAGCGCCGAGAGGTGGAACCCGGCGGTGCGCCCATCGCCCGGCTGGGTCGCACGCCATTCGCCGGCCTCGAGCAAGCGCGTCTTGTCGTGCTCGTGGTGAATGCCGCCGCAGGCCTCGCAGACGAGGTGGGCCTGATCGCGCTTGCCATCGGGCCAGCGGATGCGCGCCCAAGTGATCGGCGCCATGTCGCCGCAGGCGAGGCACGGCACATGGAAATACCGCTGATCGGACTCGGCGAAGGCCGCCTCGATGCGGGAGTAGCCTTTGAGCGTCGGTGTCGAGACCATGAAGATCTTGCGCCGGCCCCGGAAGGTGGCGGTGCGCTGGATGGCGAGATCGACCGGATCGCCCTCGCCATCGGCGTCGCCCGGATAGCCGTCCACCTCGTCGAGGAAGAGATAGCGCACCGGAGTGGACCGCAGGCCGACAGGGCTGTTGGCGCCGGTCATGACGAGCTGGCCGCCGGGAAAGGATTTGCGGAACAGGCTGTTGCCGGCATCGCGCGAGCGCGGCGGGGCGACCAGATCGCGCAAGCTGGGTGTCGCCTCGATCAGCGGGTCGATGCGCACGGTAGTGTTCCGGCGCACCATATCGAGCGAGGGCTGCACCATCATCACGATGCCGGGCGCGTTGTGGATGATGTAGCCGAGCCAGTTCAGCCCAGCCTCGGTGCCACCGGTCTGCGCGCCCTTCATCAGCACCACGCGCTCGTAGGGGCTCGATGCCGAGAGCGCGTCCATGACGGCGCGCAGATAGGGAGTGCGGCTGGTGCGCCAGCGGCCAGGTTCGGCCGATGTCGTGGGAAGCACGCGATTGCGGTCCGCCCATTCCGACACGGTGATCGGTGGCTCGGGGCGGATGCCGCGCCGCCAGGCGTCATCGGCTTCAACCAGCATCGCGCAGCTCCCCGAGCGGTGTGTCGGCCAGATGCTCCAGATGCTCGCGCATCAGCCGATCCAGCACGGCGAAGGTCGCTTGGCTGTCCGCCCCGGTCTCGGCGGCGATGAGCGGGGCGGCGCGCTGTACCCAGGCCATGTGGGCGTCGCGCTCGGCCCGCGCCCGGGCAAAGATGGTGGCGGTGGCGGCGCCAGCATCGATCAGCGAAGCGCGTTCCTTGTCGTAGGCGAGGCGGGCGCGCTGGACCTGCACCAGCATCAGCATGCGCCGCACCTCGGCGACCGAGGGCGCGCTGGCGCCGGTGGAGACTGTGCCGCCCTTGCCGCGCCGGGAGGGATCGAGATTGCGCTCCATCCAGGCGAGGCCCGCCTCCACGTCGATGCGGCCATCGGGGCGGACGGGCAGGCCGTCGGCCACCAGCTGGGAGATGCGGCCCTTGGTGAGGCCGACGCGGGCGGCGAACTCGGTCTTGGTCTCGGCGCGGTCGAGTTTAGGCATGATCCGCCCTCGCGCTGGCGACGCATCGCGCCATTGCCCGCGGCATACGGATCGGGCCAGGAGGAACCGCCGCGCTGCCGACCATCGCCAAGGTGTGCGGATCGCTGGCGACCATTCCGGCGACGATGCCGGTCCGAAGGGATCGAAGGGGACCGTCCATAAGGGACGTACGCGCGCGCGCACGCGCGCGAAACGCTTGATATGGGAGCATGCCTTCGATCCCTTCGCGGCGCGGTTCAGCCGGCATTGAAGTCGCCCCAGTCGGTCGCGCCGCGCACGACGAGCCGGATGCCGGCGAAGCAGGCGCGGCGATTGCTCGGATGCTGGATGCGCTGAAAGCCGCGGGTCTCCAGGTTCTGGCTGAAGCGCTTGGTCGAGCCGGCATACTCACCGGTGGCGTTGCACCAGTCGCGCCAGGAGGCGAACAGCTCCTTCACCTCCTCCATGACGAGCATGTCGCCGGTCTCGCAGCGCTCGTCGAGGAAGCGGCCGATGGCATCCTCGTCGGCGAGGTAGCCTTCGGTGGCGTCGAGTACGGCAGGCGGCGGCGCGAGGCCGATGCGCTGCCATTCGAGGCAGCCTTCGATGGCCCAGGCGAGGATGCCGGGCCACTCGGCCTCGAGCTTCTGAGGCAGGTTGGGATTGCGTTCGGCCTTGGGGATGGTGACGGTGAAGGGCACGAGGTTGAAGCGCCGGCGCACCGCCTCGTCGACATTGCGCAGTGACGGTTTGTGGTTGCCGGCGATCATCAGCTTGAAGGCAGGCTCGAAGGTGAAGAAGTCCTGGCGCATGAAGCGGGCCGAGATGGCGTCGCCGCCGGTCAGCGCCTTGATGCGCGATTCCGCCCAGCGCTGGCCCTGCTCGGTCTCCTGCGCCATGACGGCGCGGGCACCGCGTAGCATGGCGAGGTCGGTCGGGTGGCGCTCGGTCTTGGAGGCGACGAAGGTTTCCATCGAGGCGATGCAGGAATAGTCGCCCATGATCTTGTGCCAGGTGTTGAGAAAGACGCCCTTGCCGTTGCCCCCGGTGCCGTAGAGGAAGAACAGGGCGTGGTCGCGGATCGAGCCGGTCAGGCTGTAGCCGAGCATGCGCTGCGCGAAGGCAATGAGCTCCTGGTCGGAGCGGAACACGCGGTCGAGGAAGGCAAGCCACAGTGGGCACGCGCCGCCGGGCGCGACGGCGGTGATCTTGGTGATCAGGTCCTCGCGCGCATGCGGGCGCAGCCTGCCGGTCTTCAGATCGACCGTGCCGCCCGGCGTGTTGAGGAGCCAGGGATCGGCGTCCCAGTCCTCGGTGCGGGTGGCATGCCGACGATCGGCGCGCGCCAGCCGCTCGATGGCGGCGATGGTCTTGGCGCTGGCAACACTCGATGCGACCTTCGCCGAACCGTTGCGCTCGACGATCTCGGCCGAGGCGGCGCGCGCGATGGCGCGGGCGAGATCGAACGTCTCCAGCGTCTCGTCGGTGCGCCAACGCCGTCCGTCCCATCTGAGCCAGCGGCCCCAGAGATGGACGTAGCGCAGGTCGTGTTCGTGCTGGGCCGTGAAGCGCAGCGCCAGCGACTCGTCGGCATATTCGATGGGGCGGTCGATGGCCTCGGCCGACTCGTCCGCCTGCCTACCGCGCTTCAGCATCTCGTCGAGGAGGTCGTGCACATCACCCATGGTCGCCTCCCTCACGTCGCGCGGCGCGGCCGGCGAGCTCGCGGCGGGCGATGCTGGCGACGGTCGCCACCACCTCGTCCTCCGGCAGCGGAGGCTGGCAGCGCGTAGCGTTGAAGGCGAGCATCAGGTCGAGGCAGACATGCGGATCGATCCGCCGGCCGAGCAGGAGACCCGACAGTCGGGCGATGGTGACGTTGCGCTCGCCGTTCATGGCGCCGTCGCGCGCCAGGGTTCGCCACTGGGCGGCTTTGCGAGCCTTGTCCGCCGTCCTGGTCGCGGCGATGCGTTCGAGCAGCCACGCGGGCGCGTCGGCGAGCGGCACGTCCTCGGGATGGTGATCGACCGAGATGGCGTAGGGGCGGCCGCAGATATGCAGAGAGGGCGGGGCGACGATGTAGCCGCCATCGCCGCGCACGTCGATGCCGGGTCCGAGCGCGCCGGCGCTGTTGGCCACACTGCGCCCTGGATGCCGAAACAGCACGTGCTCGCCACCGCCGCCGGTCAGGAAGCGCCAGGTCGTGGGGAGCGGTCCATGCTCGCGATCGAGGTCGGCCAGCGTCTCGTCGCCGCCATGACGCGGGTCGATGTCGAGCACGATCACGCCGCTCGGCGCGCCGGTGGCGATGGCGATGTTGAAGCGGGTTTTCGTGAACCAGCCCTCGACCGTTGCCGGGTCCTTGCTCGCGTCCTTGAGACCGTTCCGAACCAGCCGCCCGAACGGGTGCTTGGCCGGCTGGCGGCAATCCTCGCGCCCGCAGGAGCATTCGAGCCTGCCCTCGCGCTCGAACGGGAAGTGCAGCGGCAGCACGGCGAAGCCGAGCCCAAGATAGAGCCGCGCATGGTCCAGCAGGCCGGGAAGCATGCGATCACCTGTCGAGCGCCCAGGCGGCGAAATCGTCCCGGTCCATCTCGTCGGGATCGTACTCGCGCCATGCGAGCCACCTGGTGCCCGAGTAGACAGACGACAGGAGGAGGCGCGGATCGCGGGTGGCGGCGACCGTCAGATGCAGATGGCAGTCGAGCCGCGTGCGCAGCCGGTCGAGCACGTCGATGGCGCGGGCGGCATCGCGATGGATGGGCGAACTCGGCGGCGTCCGCCGCATGAGCAGCATCAGCATCGGCCGGCAGTGCTTGAGGGCATTGCCGATCTCGACATGCTCGTCGGGGATGATGAGCGCAGGAGCGGTCCTCATCGGATGCCCTCCTGGCGCTCGATCCACTCGATCAGCGTCGACTTCCTGGCGCAGATCACCGAGCCGATGCGGAACACCGGCATGCGCAGCTTCGCCTCGGTGGCAAGGTAGTAGACCTTGCGCCGGTGCTTGGCGTTGCCGAACACGAACTCGGCGATGGCATCGGCGCCGCGCAGCAGATCGTCGGCGAGGGTTGTGGGTTCGGCCTGGTGCATTGGAGCCTCCTTACTGGGGCTCCGCAGGCGCGGCTTTGAGCGCCGCCTTCACCCGCTCTTCGACGTGATCGAGATTGACGACCGCCAGGGAGCGCACATCGCGATTGGCGGCATGGGCAGCCAGCTGTGAGAGCCGGATGATCTCGCTCCCGAATGGCGGGTGATCAGGATCGTAGAACTTCATGCCGCTGCCGCTGCCCGGCAGCACCGAGCCGCGTTCCGAGGTCGGAATCAGCTCGACCGGACCCTGATAGATCATGAGCAGCGCCGCTTCGTCCCTGAAGCCATGCAGGTTCCGGCAGTGCTGCGCCGCCACATCGTGCGGGATGCCCAGCCGAACCAGCTCGGCGAAGGTGCCGAGCGCGACTGCCTCCTTGAAGGAGAAGGATCGCGGCTTGCCGCTCACCGGCTCCTCCTCCGGCACGAAATAGCCGCGGGCGATCCACTGGTTGAACTGCGTGCGGGTGACCGACGCCGCCTTGCACATCTGATGAACATTGAGCCGTTCGGCCATGGCTGCCTCCAAGCGTTGACGTATCGTATACGGTCCTTTATAACTAAGCACATACGGTGCGTCAACGGTCTTCGTGGGGCGACTGATTGACCTTCACTCCACGGGGCACCAATGGCACTGTCGCATCTGTCAAAGCATTGGTATTGCAGGGATTTTCGTTGGCGACCATCCGCAAACGCACGCTTCCCTCGGGCCTCACCCGCTGGCAGGTCGAGTTCACCGACCAGGCGGGCCGGCGCCGGGCGAAGCTGTTCGAGCGCCGCAAGGAGGCCGATCAGTTCCTGGTCAAGGTCCGCCCCCAAGTCCTCGCCGGCACCTACGTCCACGATTCCGTCTCGATCACGGTGGGTGAGGCGGCAGATGCGTGGCTCGCCCATTGCCGCGTGCGGCGCGACGCTGGCCGCCGCATGGAGCGGACGACCTACGTCGGCTACGAGGGCTATGTCCGGTGCCACATCAAGGACGGGAAGGTCGGCATCGGCGACCTGAAGCTATCGCGACTGAGCCGCAAGGCAGTGAACGATTTCCGTGACCGCCTGCTCACCGCAGGACGGTCCGAGATGATCACCCGGAAAATCCTCGGCGCGCTTCGCCTAGTCCTCAATCACGCCATCGACAACGGGCAGGTGCATATGAATGCCGCGCAGGGCGTCCGCGTGCTGCGATCGAGCCGTCTCGACTACAAGGTCTCGGTTCCGAAGAAGCAGGACGTGAAAAATCTCATTGCTGGTGCCACTGGACGGTTACGCGCAATGCTGGTCGTGAGTGCCCTATGTGGTCTGCGCGCCTCGGAGACGCGCGGCTTGCGGTGGACCGACGTCGATTTCGCCAACGGCTTCCTGCACGTGCGCCAGCGCGCAGATTTCTACTGCATGCTCGGCGAACCGAAGTCGGCCGCAGGCCACCGATCGGTGCCGGCCGGGCCATTCGTGCTCAACACCCTGAAGGAGTGGAAGCTCGCCTGCCCGAAGGGCGATCTGGATCTGGTGTTTCCGTCGAGCGACGGCTCAGTCGCCGATCACGCCAACACCGTAAGGCGACATTTCAAGCGTAATCGGTGTTCTGAGGGCACCTTCCTGGATGGCTTGTGA